GAATTACTAAACAACCAGGAGGAGGGGGGGTATGGTTCCGATTCGCCTTAAAGACTTACTAAATACCCTCTTTATCTGTAGCTAAATTAAAAAGGAGTCTATTCCCAATAAAATCATTAACTTAAATAGAATAGCTAAAGTAGAACTTGAGAGAGTTTACGAAGAGATTAAAACTTTCTTGAGTAGTCTCTCTTTCTCTTTCTTTCTTTCTTTATATATTTCTTTCTTTCTTTCTCTTTAAACTAGCTAGTTTAATATATATAATTAATTAATATATATTTAATTAACTAACTAGCTAGTTAGTTAGTTATTATTTTATTCATTTCATTCATAAAATAATAACATGAAAACCCTAACTAAAAACTTAGCTAAAACCCTAGTTAAAACCCCTACTTAAACAGTGGCAAGCCTTTAAGATTTTACTAACTGGCTTGCTGAATTTCTGTACTCTTATCCCCCCAAAGGTACGCCCGTACCCCCCTTCTCTCAACGAGCAAACATTTTTGGGAGATATATTTGACATGAGAACTAACCCAAACAACAAAACTCCTCAAGAGACTAGTTTTGAGTCTATCGGAGAAGATATTTTTAAACGCTGGATAGTTAATCCTGCTCTGTTCATCCAGGAAATAATTATTACTCCCTACAACGAAGCAACTGGAATGAACATAGTCATGTCTAACCAGCAAAGAAAATCTATCGAAGCGGTATCGGAGTTAGTTCAAGCTAGATTGAAGAAGTTTGGAAAACTAGAATTAACCGAAAAGGAGGTGGAGCTTAATAATAAATTCGGAGTTTCAGTTATGGCAGGGAAAGGACTAGGAAAGGACGCTTTAGCTTCCTGGTTGATTATCTGGTTCTTAAGCTGTTTTCCTAACTGCAAAATTCCTTGTGTCTCAGTTTCTCAAGATCAGCTTATGAAAGTTCTCTGGAGTGAGATAGCAAAATGGTTGGCTTACTCTCCGGCAAAAGCCTGGATAACTCTTCAGTCCGACAAAGTTTATTTCAGTGAAGTAGAGGACGACCTGAAAGGAAAACAGTGGTTCGCATTTCCTAAGACAGCTAGCCCTAAGAGCAGCGTAGAGGAACAAGTTGAAACTCTCTCAGGTATTCATGCTGACTACATGATGATTGTCATAGATGAAGCTAGCGGTATTCCAGAGCCAGTTTTTCATCCCCTTGAAGGTACTATGACCCAGCCTTGCAACTTTGCTTTCATGATTTTTAACCCTACTCGTTCTAAAGGATACGCTATAGACTCTCAGTATAAGAACTCTGAGTATTGGGTAACTCTTCGTTGGGATGCTGAGGAGAGTGAAATAGCTGACAGACAGGTTATAGAGAGGGTTAGAGCTAAATACGGAGAGAATTCTACTCCCTGGAGAGTCAGAATTAAAGGCTTACCCCCTCTGGTTGATGAAGATACTCTTTTCCCTATGGACTGGATCATGGATGCAGTAAACAGAGAAATAATTCCTCTTGATCCTGATCCTGTAGTAAAGGGAGTAGACTGTGGAGCTGGAGGAGACAACAGTGTAATCATAACGAGAAAGGGAGGGAAAGTTTATCCTATAGCTAGAATGAAAACTCCTGATTCTCAAGTTTTAATTAACTGGATTGAAATGAGCATTCTGGAAGATAACCCTGATATTGTTAGGATAGATAACATCGGTATTGGTTGGGGAGTTTACGGAGTTTTAGCTGATAAGTTTGGATCTAGAGTAGAATCGGCAGATTCCCGTAAACAAGCAGGGAATACAGATAAGTTCTACAACAAGAGAGCAGAAATGTATTGGACTCTGAGAGAAAAGTTTGAGAAAGGTTTGATCTCAATCCCTGATGATACAGACCTGATTGACGAGCTAAGTGCTATTAAAACTTCCTACGAAGGAGGAGGGAAGCTGAAGATAGCTGAAAAGGCAAAAATTAAACAGGAGATAGGGCATTCTCCTGATGAAGCAGATGCGTTAGCTATAACGTACTATTTCGATGATATTCCTCAAGTGAGAGGTAGAAGGGGAGTTTACTGTCATAAACAAGAGAGTATTCCTAAACCTCAAGGTTGGATGGGAGCTTAAAGGGAGTAAAACATGGCAATAAAAGACGTAGACAAATTTTTAGCCTTAGCTAGATCTAGGTTTCAAATAGTCTCTACCGCAGAGTCTCATATCAGACCTACTTCTCTAGAGGATCTAAAATTCGTTTACAACGTAGAAGAAGGGCAATGGCCTAGCGAAATTAAGGCTGAGAGAGAAAGAGATCATAGACCTTGTTTAACTTCCAATAAGCTTAGGAAATTCGTAGCTCAGGTAGCTAACAGAGCCAGGGATGAACGTTTAGGTGGAAAAGTTAAACCCGTAGACGATAAAGCTGATCCTAAAGTAGCTGAAATTTATACAGGCTTAATTCGGTATATTGAATTCGCCAGTAAAGCTGATGAAGTTTATGCGGATGCAGGAGAGAAAGCAATAGCAGGAGGATTTGGCTATTTCAGGATCACTACCGAAGAACCTGATTATTCTTTTGATCAGGAAATTTTTATTAGAAAAATTGAAAATCAATTTTCAGTTTACCTAGACCCTAAGAGGGAATATGGTTTTATACGAGAAGGAATGCCTATAGATGAGTTTGAAGCTAAATATCCTGATAAAGCTCCTGTAAGCGTAAACTCTCAGGGAGAGGGAGATAACAACCTTTGGTATGACTCTGAAAAAGTTTATATAGCTGAGTATTTCTACAAGGAAGAAGTTCCGATAGAGCTAGCTAAATGCTTAAACACAACTACAGGAGAAATTAAAATACTGGAGCTTAACGATGAAATTTTAGAAGAAACTCTTGCGAGAGCTAATTACATGGTTATACAGAAGAAGAATAAGACTGTTAAGAAAGTTAAGTGGGCTAAGATAACAGGGTTTGATATTCTGGAAGAAGGGGTATGGCCTGGAAGTGAGATTCCTATTATCGAAGTTCTAGGCGATTACGTTAATATTGCTGGAAAGTCTTATAAGAGATCCCTTATCAGAGATGCAAAAGATCCTCAGAGGGCGTATAACTTTTGGTGGACTCATATGACAGAGACGGTAGCTCTAGCTCCTAAAGCCCCCTACCTGGTAACTCCCCAAGAGATTAAGGGCTTTGAGGATATGTGGAACTCAGCTAATCAGAAAAACCTTCCCTACTTGCTTTACAATGCTCAAGGACAAAGAAAGCCTACGAGAGAACCCCCTCCTACTGTGCCTACTGGAGCTGGACAAATGCTTCAAATCTCTGCTGGCGATCTCCAGGACACTATAGGGATGTTCGAATCAAGCTTTGGAGCTAGATCTAATGAGCGTACAGGCGCGGCTATTAAAGCTAGAGCTGACAGGAGCGATTTTGCGGTATTTCATTTCTTCGACAATCTTAAGAGAGCTATTCTTGAGACTATGAGACAGCTAATTGAACTGATACCGAAAATCTATGATACCGAGCGAAGAATAAGAATTTTAGGTGAAGAGGACGATGAGCTTCTGGTAGACATCAATAAACAAGAGATTAATCCTTCTACAGGAGAGTCAATTATTTTAAATGATCTCTCTATCGGAAGATACGATGTTGTTCCAGGAACAAGACTCTTTTCGACAAGAAGAGAAGAATCGGCTCAATCAATGGCAGAAGTAATACAAGCTGCTCCTAATATAGCTCCTCTCATCCTTGATCTTCTCTTCGAAAGCCAGGATTGGCCTAAAGCTGATGAAGTTAAGCGTAGATTAGAGAAACACATGAATGTACTCTTAGGAGGAAAAGGCGAACAACCCCCTCCTGGAGAAAACGAGCAAATTTGATCCCTATATTATAGGGAGTAATAAAAACTAGGAGATATTTTCTATGTCTGAGGAACAAGCTTTGGATGCTCTTAATAATCAGGAACCCATCCAGCCTGAAAACGTGCAATCAGAAACAAACGAAAAAGAGGTAGAGTCACGGACTACCGAAGAAGAAGGTTTTTCCCTAGAGGAAATAGCTAAAACTCTTGAAGAAGAGGGAACTGAAGAAGAGGGAAAACCTAAAAAGCCTGTCAGTAAGGTTCAGGAGCGTATTGATAGACTTACTTGGGAAAAGTGGGAAGCTAAAAGAGAATCTGAAAATCTTCGAAGGGAGCTTGAAGAAATCAGGAATGAGGCTAAAACTAAATCCTCTCCTGCTCAAAGACCTATTCCTCCTCTAGAAGATGATTTTGAAGATCCCAACGAATACCGTAAGGCAAGAATTAAATACGAAGATGAAATCTTCGCTTGGAATGAAGCTCAACGTAACATTGAACTAAGTAAGAAACAGGCAGAGGAGAGATTTCAGGAGTCTCTCAAGGCTTTCAACAAGAGAGCTGAACGTATGAGGGCTAAGTATCAAGATTTTGATGATGTGATCGCAACACCTGTTTTTTCTCCTACTCTGAGTCAAGAGATTCTTGATAGTGAGCTAGGTGCTGAAATCGGATATTACTTAGCAAAAAATCCTGATGAGGCTTTAAGGCTTTCTTCTTTGCCTCCTTCGAAGGTTGCAAAGGAGATTGGAAAGCTGGAAATAAGATTCTCTTCGTTTACTAAGAAAACAGTAAGTACTGCTCCTCCTCCTATTAACCCCGTAAACGGGAACGAAGTAGTGAAGAGGAGTATAGAAGAAATGCCTATAGAGGATTTTATGAAGGCGGAAAGACAAAAAAGAATCGAGAAACGGAAAGGACGTTTTCTTTAAGATACGGAGGATTTAAACAATGGCTAACACAATTCTTACTCCTACTATGGTAACTAGGAAAGCTCTTGAGATTTTACATGCTAATCTCAACTTTATAGGTTCTATCAATAGACAGTATGATGATAGCTATGCAAAGTCTGGAGCTAAAATAGGGAGCACTCTGAAGGTAAGACTTCCTAACCAATTTGAAATTAGAACAGGTTCTCAACTGAATGTGAGAGATGTAGAGGAAAGCTCTGTGGATCTTGTAATGGGTACTCAGAAGGGAGTAGATGTAAACTTTTCTTCTGTAGAGCTTACACTTTCCCTTGATGATTTTTCCGAGAGAATTCTCGAACCCGCAATGGCAGTATTAGCTGCGAATATCGAAGCTGATGCAATCAATATGTATAAAGATGTCTGGAACATGGTTAATACTGCTGGTACTGCTCAACCCGCTTCACTTGCTGACTGGCTGGCTGCAAGGAAGCTTCTCAATGAGTGTCTTGCCCCTAAAGATGGGAATAGATACTTCTGTATTAACTCTCTAGCAATGGCAGCTATTGTTGATGCTCTGAAGGGTTTGTTTAATCCTCAGTCTGCGATAGCGGATCAGTTTAGAGACGGTGTTATGGGGAGAGCTATAG